GGGGCATGTTTAACCCCGCCGTTAGCGAAAGCCACAGCTCTCTTATTTACTTCGATCAGGTTATTGGCCGCTAGAGTTGTTTTCTTCAACGCTTTTATCCGCTCCCCGGATAATGCATTTCCGTCTTTTATAGATTTATTAACTAACCCGTTAACCTGCGCCAATGATCGTCTTGCTATTGTTCCAAGTTTAGATAATTCTATATTTTGATTTTGAGTTCGATTAAAATCTATAAGAGCCAGGTTTATTCTCGCTGTTCGAGCAGCAGCGCCTTTCTGGGTTTGCACTACAACGGGGTCAAGACCTGTAGCATCCAGAGGAGCGCCTTTTCCGCCCCCCTTCCCCGTGACGGGTCCGCCAAAATCTAAGATGTCAATACCTTTTTTGAAATCAACTAAAGCTTTTTTAAAAAACCCATTACCCCCACCGAGAACTGCGGCCCCAACCCCCTCTGTTATTCCGCCTACTTGTTGTCCGGGCCTATTTTTGGGAAGATCAAAAACCTGTTTTCCACCAAATAACTTATTAAGTGCTATGACATCTGCCACATGTGCGAGCGCATTAATACTATCCTTAATATCAAATATAAACCCTTTAACCGCGTCTTTATTTCTTTGAATCATGTTGCCAATAAGTTTGGATACTCCGACGGATAAAGCAGATATAGCTCCAGCTAGTATGTCAGCTAGTGATAATATTATAGTCCCGATAGAGATACTTATATTTTTAGTAAATGTGATGAATGTCTTTTTAAGTCCTGCACCAATATTTGAAACTATTTGAACATTAGATAAAGTCTCTCCTGTCTCTCTAATCTTCTGATTAAGTTTACCTACTTCATCAACAAGCGATATAATGCCCTCAATAGCGAATCCTATAAGAAGTGCCCTAAAAAGAGTTCTCACGGCAAAGGTGGCTGCTTTAGTTGCTACTGTGAAGGCTGTCATACCTTTGGACCACCCGAATATAGCTATGCCTATTTGTTTTACTAACCCCGCAGATAGCGTAAGCATGAGTGTTCCAGCAAACACCCCGGCGGTTTTAAGGTTACTGGCAATGAACCGTATGCCATCTGCCAGCGCGTCAAATGCTGAAGTAAAATTTTCTGTCTGGTTCAAAGATAAAATAAACTCAGTATAAGCAGACCCTACTCTTGTTAATGCTGACCCTAATGACTTATCTATTTCTGCTGCTACCTTTTTTGATACCCCGTCCAGATCATCAAGATTGGTTATAAATTCTTTTAGTAGTGGGAGGTTCTGGTTAAAACTCAGAACACCCGGCCCCCCTCTAAGACCGAATATGCCCTGAATATCGGCTGGATTAACAGTTTTAAATTTACTTAATATTTTGAAAAGCCCTAGTCCCTCAAGACTTGCACCATTGAGAGCTACTTTTAACAGTCTACCCTGCTTTATCATTTTGACGAACACGTTTTTAAGGATAGTCCCCCCTCTTGTCCCTTTGAAACCCCCTTTGGCCAATACACCTAATGCTGCTATAGTTTCCTTAAGAGAGATGCCTAATGTTACAGCAAAGGGTGCGGCATTCTTTAGAGCAGCAGCTAATTCTTCCACAGTAGTGCTAGTCTGGTTAGCACCTTTAGAAAGTATGTCAGCCACGTTTCCTGCTTTACTAGCCTCAATACCAAAGTTTGCCATAGTGTTGATAAGTATTTCAGTGGCCTGATTCAACTCCAGTCCACCAGCTCTAGCCAACAGTAGTGATGGACCTATCTGGAAAAGTATCTGTGTTGCGTCCGCCCCTGTTTTAGCCAGTGTCACCATAGCGTCTGCTGCCTCTGAGGCAGTAAAAACTGTTGTGGCTCCAAGTTCCCTTGCTCGCTCTTTAAGAGAATCCAGTGCTTTTCCCGTGATTCCGGCAACGCCCCTGATGGTCGCTATAGAATCCGAGAACTTAGACATTATCCTGACAGCACCGGTAACAGTCCCTATGATGGCCACAAGACTAAAAGCCCTAACTAATTCGAACCTAGCTCTCTGTGCTGCAATCTGAAGGGTTTTAACCCCTGAGGCAGCTCTCTCACCGCTTGTTCCGATCGCATTTAAGTCTCTTACAACAGTGCTGGACCCTACGGGCCTAAATATAACGTCAAACCGTTCAGTAGCCAACTATTTATCCAATACCTTTGTTAACTTAGCTCTCGCTATTTTTCTGCCTCGTTCTATCCCCCTTTTAACAATTAGGGGCCTAGTTTGTTTAGAGGCTATTCCCGCATCCAGAAGCTTTATGTAAGACACGTTGTTAGTTAAGAATATAACATTTCTTTTACCCAACTTAAAGCCCTTGAGCTTCTGGGCCATGAGTCGGACTGCGGGATTAACGTTTTGAGTATTGCCTAAGCCTAGATGTTTACCGGGGCTGTGGGGATCAATGATGCTATCAGTGGGTCTGTTTATACCTATTTTCCAGTTGGATGCGGCTTTGCCCGTGTCCTGTGGGGTGTCAGATATAATCTCTCTACTTATCTCAAAAACAAAGGATTTTAATACCCGTTCCACGCCTCTCTGAAACTGTTTGGCCCTAGCGTCCATCCTTCCCTTTAACTCACTTATATCCGCCATAGTTTGTCCCTGTCATTCCGAGCTAATGGGTCTATCACTTTTCTGAGTGCCCTCACTATACTTACGATACGCTATATCTATGAGTCTTATCAAGTCCACTAGCCTTTCAAAGTCATCAATATCATCATACCTATACCTTTGAGCATACCTATCTATAGCAGACCAAGGGATTCCTCCCTCAGCCATCCCTACTTCCCTGTCATGGTTCAAGTCCCAGAAAGCCTTATAAAAGAACTCTAATCCAGAACGTAGTTTGGGGGCATTGACAATGGTTTCAGGGACGGGTAGCCCCTGCATACGAGCCTGCTTCAGTATGGTTTTTTCATGTGGGCCTTGCTCTAAATCATAAAGCAAGACTTCTATGAGTTTTTTGAATCTTCCTCAAGGTCATGCTTGCGGAAGTTCTGTAGTCGGGCAGATTCTTCACGCATGTCGAGGAAGAAGTCGGGTAAGTCAGTCAGAAGTTTAATACAATTTTCAACGCTGTATTTGATTTCCTTTCCATCACGGCCAATGACGCCCTCCCAATCAAGGATAACAGTACGGGCAAATACTCTAATAAGGATACCCTCCGCTACCTTGTTGTCCATCATGTCTTTCTGAAGCTGACGTTGGTATGGCTCCATAGCCTTGCTCAGCATAGTCACATATCGAGCGTTTGCGCCCCCTGCACGGGCTATAAGGAACCGGCCATATACTCCGAAGTCCTGCCAAATTCCTTTTACCTCCATTTCCTTGTCACAATCGAAAAGGTCATAGATAGACTTACTCGTAGTTTTCTTCTTAGTCATTCGTCATCGTCCTATTTTCAGGTTTATATGATTACATTGCTGCTGTAGGCAGATAGTCAAAGAAGGACATAAGCAGGGTATGCCCAAATGTAGTATGTTCGGCGGCTGGGGTTGTCAGAGGCATCTCAATAGGCTTGTTCTGCTCAACATTAAGTTTGCCTCCACTGAGGGAAATAAGGGGGACGTCAACAACAACCCCGGCATTGTTCTGAGCCAGTGCAAAGTCCAGCGTGACGTCTGCGTTATTACGGATAGACGTGATAGCGGAAACGTCAGAGAAATACGCGGTCATTGTCCCACCTACCTCAAAGTTACCGGCAGTGATGTCAAAGGCACCAAGGACCCCGATGGCCTTATCAGCTGTAAGGTTATTCTTAATATTAATATCAAAGTTTAATAGAAAACCAAACAATGCAGTAGGGTTAGAGTCTGTGGTGCTGACTACGTTCATCTTCAGTCTGGATGTTGAGTTTGTAGCATCAAAGGCATCTGAGTCTGCGAGACTTGGGCGTGTACCGGCCTTGACACCAGTAACACCTGATCTCACTTCATGGCTGGTTGACAAGAAGGATAAATCAACAGTGATTTTATCAGCAGTATCAAATTTAAAGGTAAGATCATTAGGTACAGAGCCGACCAGATATTCGCTCTGAATTTGCGATGGCTGCGAATCATCCGGTGCGCCCAGTTGACGTTCTAGCTGATATGAACTGCGTACCTGTAAAGATGTGTCACTTTCATTCTTCAGCACCCGACCGAAGAAAATCTGGACAGTCTCGGTGGTAGAGGCTTCAGTGACCATAGTGGATTGGGTCTTATCCAGCGTCATAACATTAGCAGTTACAGATAAAACCCGCGCATACCCGTTGTTAGCAGCGTTAGAAAATCCGAGAGAGGCAGTATCCCCACCAATGAAAATCCATTCTCCGGGAATGATGCCGAGGGTAGTCATGTCTTTGGTTGTGGTAGTTAAAGTAGGATAGGCTCCTCCAGCGGCGGATACATCTAGATCACCGGCAGCAAATTGATAGCCAACCTGTACAAGTTTGGAAGATGATGGGGGCGAAGCTTCTGTGGTAATGTTCTCTGCCACTGTGATACTTGTTGCTGCGGAGGCTGTGACCCGCTTTAGCCCGTTATTAGCAGTGTTAGTAAATCCCGAAGCGAAAACCAAGTCTCCTGAATTATAGATAGACAGGCCCGAAGCTCCTGAGTATTTTTCAAGGGTGCCATCAACAGCGGTGACTGCACTGAACTCACTCTTGGTTCGTGCATCAGCAAAGAAAAAGCCCTGCAACAGGTCAGCAAGGTTACTCTGGGTGAGATCACTGTTAAAGCCCCCAGATGAGTTTTCATCTACAACAACCCCCTTTTTGAGCTGCCGACCTGCATTGATTGGGGACCGGGCTTTAAGAATAGTATCACCACCAAAATCAGAGTATGAGTTTGGCTCCAGAGGGGTCCATACAGCAGACGGGTCAACTACCCCAATGCTCAGTTCCTTTGAATACCGGAGTCCTGTGCCGTCTGAATTGATCTTGTTAACTTGCGCCATTATGTTTTCCTTTATTGAAGCTGACTATGCACAAAATCTACAGTCACTTCCAGTACCGAATTATTCCCGACTATACCCACCTCGGATATAGTAGCGTTACTAAGCCACACATTAGACTCCAGATTCTTACCCTTTAACGCATTTAAGGCAATTATACCTAAATTATATGCAGAGAACAAGCCCTGCCCGAAAGGGGTGTAAATCATAATAGATACTTGCCCTCCCCGGCGCTTTAACACCCCGCCTATCGCCCACGGCCTCGAATCATCATAGTCAATATTTATTTCAATCCAAGGGCCGCTTGTAGGCGTGACAAAAGACACGTCCTGATAAGCTATAGGTATCCCGGTCGTAGCTGAATCCAAATCCCACTGGGTTTTAAACTCTGTTAAGATAATATCTCTAGCTTCAGATATATCCGGGTTCTGGATTATGACAACACCCGTGACGGTCTTTACCGTAAAGGTGTAGGGTGCGCCGGGTGTTCCTCCGGGATGTAGTGCGGTGGTCGCCATATTAGACTATGACTCCAGTATCCCCGTTGGCTGGTGCCTCAGTCATTCCTACTACAGTGAACTTGCCTTTACCACTAGACAGAACATATGCATATATTGACGTTGCCTGTCCAGTTAAGGCTCCTGTGGTCCAAATGATAATCCTGCCGTTAAAATGATCTGTGGTAGCCTCTGTTATGTCAGAGGCTTCAAAGTCTGTGACCGTGGGCGTAAAGGTGGCACTGCTAACTGTGAATGGTATGATCTGACTAGCACTCAGAGCTAACCGGGTTGATGCAGCACTGTTCCCAGCTATCTTGCCAATATCCACAGTCTGCGTGGCCGGATCAAAATTATGCAGAGCCGTGATCTGTGCTGGCAGGGTTGTGCCTGTATCAGTCAGTATTGCGGCGATAGAAGCATTATCAGGAGCCGCAGTGTTTGCACCATCAGTCCCTCGCATATCAGTGTTGGTTGTAGTCGTGTCAACCAGAGTAACATGGGCCACAGTATCAGTCGCAGGGTCAAAATTGTTTAGAGATGTGACTGCTATGTCATTCAGTGCATCAAGGGTGGTTTTTGTACCTGAGATACTGTACCCTGTTTTATCACTATTAGTCCCGACCGTAACCTTACCTGTTGTAGCGGTGATTGATAGATCAGCGAAGTTTGTGGGGAAAGTCTGGGACAAAGTGTAGCCCGTCTTGCCAATGTTCCAATCACCCTTGCCATTAAATGCTCCGGCACTGATACCAGCGGCTGTTAGCCAGTTTGTAGGTATGCTGGGCAGATTAGTCAGATTAGTTACTGTAGCCACCGTGTCAGTAGCAGGGTTGAAGTTATTTAAGCCTGTGATCTGCGCAGGAATTGTCGTGCTTGTGTCTACCTCGACATCTGCGACAGACTTACCATAGGTTCCAGCAGTCACATGCCCGGCGGTGGATTCTTCCCACACGGCACTAGCCACTGTAGAGGCAGACGGGGCAGATGAGGCATTAGCAATAACATCTATCGTATCCCCTGCGGCCATAGTAAATATGCCGGGGTCTGAAGATAGCGTGATGGTCTTGGTAGCACCCGTATATGATAACACATCCCCCACGGCCTTCTGTGTGCTTGTGACGCTGTCTGTGACTACAACAACAGCCCCATTATATGCACTATCATCAGCAGACCCGGCAGTAAGAGTAAAGCTGGTCTGAGAGGCCAAGGTTGCTATAGTGGTGCTTTGTAATAATTGAGGAGGGGTTCCACCTGCACCTGTTGTCCATGCGGCATCGCCTCTATTTCTAATAGCCTCAAGAGAGTCTGTAGCAGAAGAGAACGTGCCACCTTGTATATCATTCAGTTTCGTATCTAGAGTAGTACCCGTGTCAACAAGGATAGATGCTATAGACGTGTTATCCGGTGCCACGGTATTCGCGTTATCTGTGCCTCGCATATCTGTATTAGTAGTGGTAGTGTCAACCAGTGTGACATGAGCTACCGTATCTAATGCGGGGTCGAAGTCATTAAGAGCATCAAGGGTGGTTTTTGTGCCTGAGATGCTATACCCCGTCTTGTCATTGTTAGTTCCTACCGTAACCTTACCTGTAGTAGCTGTGATTGCCATGTCGGCAAAGTTTGTAGGGAAAGTCTGGGTTAAAGTGTAGCCCGTCTTGCCAACGTTCCAATCGCCCTTACCGTTGAGTGCTGAGGCTGAAATACCTGCGGCGGTAATCCAGTTTGTAGGTATGCTGGGCAGATTAGTTAAATTTGTTACCGTAGCCACCGTGTCAGTAGCGGGGTTAAAGTCATTTAAAGCAGTGATCTGGGCGGGAATTGTCGTACCAGTGTCGGTCAAAATGGCGGCGATAGAAGCATTATCCGGTGCGGTTGTATTAGCCCCATCTGTTCCTCGCATATCCGTGTTCGTGGTTACAGTATCCACAGTTCCCACATTGGTAACTTTTCCTGATAGGGTAGTAATAGCTCCGGCAGAGACAATGGCTGTAGCGGCGATGTCATTTAAAGCGTCAAGGGTGGTCTTAGTGCCTGATATACTATATCCCGTCTTGCCAATATTCCAATCACCCTTGCCATTAAATGCGGAAGCAGCAATACCTGCGGCGGTAATCCAGTTTGTAGGTATGCTGGGCAGATTAGTTAAATTTGTTACAGTAGCCACCGTGTCTGTCGCAGGGTTAAAGTTATTGAGGTCTGATGGGGTCGTTACCTCTGTTTTAATCGTGAAATGTGCCGTGATAGCAGAGGCATGGGTGAAGGTAAGCCCCACTATATCACCGTTCATCTCTGCGGCAGTTAGATTAAAGGTCCACATCCCATTACCCTCATGCACAGGAGTGACATCTGCTATGGCGGTCTGAGTTCCCCCATCAAGCAGATAATATCCTACCGGCGTTCCCGTAGTTATAGCAGACCCGTCAGTCGCGCTAACTAGCCCTACTGGAAACCCTGTAACTGCTGTATTCTTTTTAAAGCTCATAAACCACCTATCAATGTATTAGCATTATATGCCCATGCCGGTTGGAAAGCAACGCCCCCGCTCGCCACAGGCATCCCAAAAAACCGTCTGCGTTGTTTTACAAGAATATAGGGATTTTTTGATATTTCCAATGCGAGGTCATAAGGCAATTCATCATGGAAATTAAAGTATAATTCTGCATTACCATCGGCCCATGACGTACTTGTTCTGTAAGGAAACGCTTTTTGTGTTGCATCTACTGTCGATTGGTCTTTTCGCGACAGAAGAGTTCCTGAAGAGAGGTTTTCTGTGATTAACCTGCCGTCAAGGAAAAATCTTGCAATGCCTGCGACACCATCCCAAGTAAGTACAATCGTATGATATTGATTATCATAAGCCCATCTTGATGGCAGACTTGAATCATTAATCAGTAATTGCGCAGAATTCCAGCTATCCGCCCCTACATACCACCTAAGGCCTGTATCCCAATTATCATGTGGCCCAAATTGGTCTTTATTAGCTAATAATAAACTACTTCCGTAAAGAGTACTTCCATAAGCAGTTGCTTTAAACCGAAAAACGATAGACTGCTTTATCGTATTCGTTTTCGGATTTTCAACTTCAATCGCGTTATGAGCTACACCACCGCCAGCGACTCTGCCAACGTCAATACCACGATCTTTAATGAAGGACGCAACAGTGGAGTCGTAAGCGACAACATCCGTTCTACGAAAAAACGAATGGGCAAGGAGATTATACCTATCGGCAATATCTCTGCGCGGTGTTAATTCAAATCCGGGTTTTATATTTATGCGATTACGCATATTTCAAATCCTTAAACGCTTTTATATTTAACGCCCAGGAATGAAACTGCATGGTCTCCGGCTGTAGCGGATAAAGCCGCCCCAGATTGATTTACAAATCTGAATTTATAATATTTGGGCAGATCAAAGAGACGTAAAGTCTTTTTAACCGCTACTGCTGAATTCATCTGAACAGAACCGATCAGTCTGGCATTTGCACTGTCGGTAAAATCAGCATTGTCAATCGAGGAAAGTAGATAAACCTCAAGGAGTCCTGTTCCACTTGCCTGCCCGTTTGTTTTAATTTCAACATCCGCATCAATATTCAAATCAACACTATTATCGATTATAGAACTGTCAACCCCGGACCCGTTTGCCAGACTCGTTAGAGTGACAGTTACCGCAGAAACAGCAGCCGCATATTCTTGTGAATAACTTACCATATTCTTTCTTCCTCAATTTGCCACAGTTGCGGGGCTTGCTTTAATCCAAGACTCTGCCATTTCGGTATCTGTGTGTCCGCCAGTAAAAGCAAGTCGGCTTTCTGTTGAGCTGTAACGAGTCCGGCGGCAACCACCGCATCCATTAAGCCTATATTAGCTGGGTTGCTCATATCCCAAGGCGGCATATTTACCCCGATTGCTTCAAGTACAGTATCTGCCAATGGCGCCGCCGCTGTTGTGCCTTTGGCAGTCTGTTTTAGTTGGTAAATCAACCCAGACTGCCGCAAGGCCCATGCTTTAACAGACTCGACGGGGATAGGCTGCATTGGTCCCGGAACCAGTGAAAGCAAATCAGCCAATGCTTGGGTAGGAGTGGTATAGCTTGCTAAAATTTGAGCTAAGGCCATCTCTTAAGTCCTTCTTTTCTATGTTAACAAATCTATTCTCATTTAGGTCATAGGTTATAGTTCTATTAGGTCGTTCATACATTATAAATCTAAATCCTGCATCTTTTGTTCTACTCATAATCTCATGTAGGGTTCGCCGGTCCATCTTAAATGTAATCCCCGAAACCATAGCAGTGTCTATGCTAATCCGATCAATGGTAAAATAGTGCTGCATGTCACCATCGGTATTCATCAATCGGCAGTCAATCCTGCTTATTTCGGACTCCATCTCCATCTTTATTCCCATAGGTCCATTCTGTTGGGTCTGTAAAAAAGCTCACTTCACAATGATGTGGCTCCCAAAAGAACATAAAATTCAGTATTTTCTCTGCAATAATACACCACTTCACTCCGTACGTCCTGCCCTCATAGCATCTAGCTGAAAAGGTCTGATCTCTGCTACCCTTGCCTATCAGTGAGTTCACAAACTGGTCAAACGCCCCAAGCCTATAAACAAAGCTCCCTTTTTCAATACCCATTTTCCCTACCTTATAGTATCATAAACAAATTCTACAATCACATTTGTCATGTGCCATGCTCCGACCTGCCCTACATACGTTGGTGCGGCGGACACATAGGTAACAAACTGCTTCACCCCGTTCTCGAAAGCGTTGATTATGACCTTAGCAAGACCGCCCGCCAAGGTCAACCCATCCCCGAAGGGCGTGTATATAGAAAATATCAAAAATCCAGTGTTTCTATATCTCCGGGTATCACCATTAAACAGGTTGGCTTCACCCGCTACTGAGTGTTGTATCTTAGCCTCAACCCACGAGGTATTACCATCAGTGATAGGTTTTGATACATCAGGATATACGACCGATATACCAGAAGATGTCGCATCAGCGTCCCATGCAGATTTGAAAACAGTTAGCATCTCATCTATGGCTTGATCAGGGGTAACGGTCATTTCTTAATGTCCATCTCATAAATGATAGGAGAACCCCCCGGCTCAAGCACATTAACCCGGTCCACCCTGTATGTATCAGCACCATCTATAATCTTATCTACATCCTTCATGGTGATTCCACTAACTGCGTTTTCAGCAAACAGGATAGACTTGTCCGTACGGCGTATCAGTTTACCTGCATCATTGACATACTCAGCACCAAAGAAAGAACCTCTTGAAGATGAGGGACTCACTATAACGCCCTTGGCTACCAGTGTTATGTCTGTTCCGGGCGAAGCCGGTCCTCTCCAAGGCTTAGTTGCATCTGCCGGGGTGGTATCTCTAATAACAAGGGTCACATCCCTGCCGAACGAATCAATCAGGGTCTGTGCTGTGGTCATAACTCCGGTATAGTCAAACGCCATTAATCACCTCTACCAAAAGAGGTTCCCAAATTGGAAACTAACAGCTCCTCTATCCATAAGTCTGCTGCTGGATATTCAGGAATATTGGAGCCAGAGATTAATGCGGATGAGGTATCACGGGATAAAGCCCCTGCAAAGTTCTGCTGGGTTTCAATAGGCCCAACTACCTGTTTATTCCCGGTCAATGAGCCGGTCCCGGAAGCGGATGGATCAGGGGCAAGTTCTGGCGTGGATATAGTTCTTAGAGCATACTCAGCACAAGCCTTCTGAAGGTTACGGGGAACAATATCTGCGCCGGAGTATGAATAAGAGCTGTTATCAGACGCCCCATATCTAGGCCACTCAAGCGACTGGTCCTTCTGTTTCTTATACCCTCTGAACCTACGCCCAAACCTCTTATCAATATAATCTGTAGCTTTTATTATTGCTATATTTTTATTGTCAGCAGACAGAGCCGCCCACGCAGTATTACCCCTATCACTATGATACGTGGTAACAAAAGCCTCTGCCACATAAGCATTAGCAGTGCTAAGGGAATTACCATCTTCAACAACAAGTGTGACCATATATCACATCTCCTACACTCTTTTGTGCGCTAATCCCCATATCTATGGTTTATGCGCTATCTCAGATAAGAATAGTCTATCATATAGAAATGAAAATAGCGAACCCCACCAGACGATTGAGTTCGCTATACTTCTAAAATATGCAAGTTACTGGTTATAGTTCAGAGATGAGCTTTTCCAAAGCAGCTTCTCTATCATACTCAGGTGCCACTTCCTCTACGTCCGACCGCGTAACCCCGGCGTCCCCGTAGGCTTCCTCGATCACACTAACTTTGGGCTTACCAACATGCTTGCCGGTCTTAACCCAATGGTCCTCATTCTCAGGGTCTAGTGAATAAATAGCCTTCAGTAATTTATTATTAACTACCGGCGTCTCGGCATGGGCCTTTGCCTCCGGCTCCGGCGCATCCCCGGAGTGTTCATGTCCAGCCCCATCAGAAGGCTCTTCTTTGGCCCCGGCTTCGGCACCAACATCTTCAGTGGACCCAGCAGTTTCTTTTTTGGCAGACCCTTTCCCAGACGACTGAACACCGCCTGAAACGTCCTTACGTTTCCCCCGCCTTTTCTTTTCCTCAGTGTCACTGACCCCATCAGACTCTCCTGTTAGCTTTTTGTACGCCTCGTCAGCGTCAGTATGTTCCTGCGACCCTTCTGGATACGCCCCATATGTGGACATAAAGCGGATAAAATTCACAAGCTGCTCGTCCTGTCCAATAATGGTACACTCACCATCAACGAACACATGACCATTAATATTTTCGGTATTACCGGCTCTAGGCCCAGTAAGTACCATCTTCATTTCTACAGTAGAAGCCATCGTTTATTCCTTTTTATTAGAAGAAAAAAAAATGGGGGCCGAAGCCCCCACTCTCATTCTTAGTTAGTGATACCTGTTGCGCAAGCAAGTCCTTTTTCAGAGAACAATGCCAATCCGCAATACCACTTGATGCGCCAGATGCGCTCATCTTTGGTTTCGGATACCCCGGCATCTTCAACCTGAATACCGGCATCAGTAGCAGCAGTCAGCCCGGCAATGCCGTGTGACCGGGAACCATCATCCATGTTACCCGCAAAGATAGACGTGGTAGTGGTCGTTGTACCAGTGGTCTGATTGGTAGGCACATAGTCGTTACGGAAGATAGGTACACCATTATAGGCTGGAACGGTAGAACCACTTGGCAGTTCAACAACATCAGCAATACTCGCCCCACCGAGGCCCCGAAGCAATGCCCGGAAACTCCGCATGGTGCGGGCGTGCATAGCAATGTAATCAACATCACCATCTTTATCAACAACCAGATCAAGCATCTCATCCATAGTAGCAAAGGACAGAGCGTCACCATTAGCACCAGTGGCACCCACAGTCTGACCAGATACACAGAGTGAAATCAGACCTGAGAAGGTGTTGTTTGTGCCATCGCCTGTGATCAACTGACTCTGGAAGCTACGACCAGCAGACTTGGCTTTAGAAGCAATCTGGGTGGCAGTCTGATCAGTGATGTTGGAGCGGGTAGCTTGAATGAGTCCATTCACTTCTGCATCGCCCAAGATGGTCGTCAGTGAGCTTGCTACATTGGTAAAGGTTGCGGCGTTCTTAGCAGCCTGCCGAGCTGTAAGGTTAGTACCAGCGGAAGCACTGGAACCGATAACGCCCTCTGTATCGCCAATACCAACAGTGGCAACTGCACCAAGGACATTTTCACGATTGTAAGAGATAGCATTACCTTCAATCCCGTCAAAAGGCAGAACTTCAAACATGCGGTTAACTGTAATAACATTTTCGATAACACCCTGAACGAGTGAATCCTGAGACAGCTTTGCTGATTCAGTAAGGGTAACTGTAGCCATTTTTGGCTCTCCTCTAAGAGTTTAAAAATAAAAATTCAAGTCCGGCTGGAGGTTAGACATCACGTCTGGTTAAAAGCTCGGCCTCTCCAGATCACCCTTTGAGAACCTTAGTCCCTCATGTGATACAGATAATCATCCCGGCTATCTGTATCACATACCTATAAAACTTACGTATATTTACGCATATGCTAAAGCAAGAGTCAACCCCTGCTCCGTTTAGCAAGCCCCTGTGCAATCTTGTCAGTGGCAGATATATCCTTGGTCTGACTGAACCTCTGAGCAGACATGGGCGGATTGGAGGCACCCGGTGTGGAGCCTGACCCTGATGGAGTTTCGCTGTCAAAGGCCCGCGCATACACGTTAGACCCCTTCAGTTCTTTGATAAGTCCATCTATGCCCATCATGCCTCCAAGTCCATCTGACCGTACATCCCCCTGTGAATCCACAACACGCACGGTGTACCCATCATCCTCTTCCACAACCTTACACTGGTTAGAAACAATAGGAAGCAGAAGCTCCACTGACCCCTTCTCTTTAGCAATGCTGGACGTGGCGGCTTCTGTGATCATATGCTTAACCAATGACGCCTGAAGCTTATTATATTTCTCGTCTTTAGCTGCGGCAAGTTCTTCCATGCGCTTGGCGTTTTCACTATTAATCTTATCGAGGTTAATTTTAACCTCCTTGCCGCCCTTAACCTGATCCATCAGGTCGTTAATATGGTTCAGAATCCCCTCAACTGTCCGGTTATCATCTGACAGACCTAGGTTATCATAAATGGAATCATACTCTTTCAAGGCATTACGCCGCCTAGCGGATTCATCGCTTGCCTGCTTTTTATCAGATTGAGCTTTAGCTAGTGCAGAGCTTACACCCTCATAAGCATTAACCAGAGGCTTGGACGCATCACTGATAGTGAATACCTTTTTACCATCCACCTCTGCTTCTGCATAATGAGACTGAAACTCCTGTGGTACCACAGAAATATCTGCTACTGTTTCGTTTTCGGAAAATTTAAATGCCATCGTTTAGTCCTTTTCAGTTTGTTTTGTTATGATATAGCTTGTTTCTTGTATTGACCTTTAAAGATCATGTTATCAAACACTTTACATTGTGTTTTACCGGTCAATCTATCCTCTATCCCTTTACGCATAATATTATGAGACACCTCGTCCTTATACTGCCTTAGCTTTTCCAACTCCACCTGCATAGACTCATATTTAACTACGAGAGGCCACATGTCCTCTTTGATTCGCCACTCTTGCCATTTGTTATGGGGGGTATTGTCATCATCCTCTGGAAATGATTCGTAATAGCCAGTCGTCTCTTCAAACGCTACCCTGAGGTCTTCAGGGACTATTGTTATATCAAACACTCTCTGGTTCTCTGAAAATTTAAATGCCATCGTTTAGTCCTTTTCAGTTTGTTTTGTTAGTAATATAGCGGGTATAAACACGTTTATCAACCCCGCTTTCCCTTAGCGGAGAATTGGGATTCTCTCAAGCTCTTTAGAAATTCGGGGTCAGTGCGTTTAGCCCGGATTAGAGCGTCCTGCCCTATGAGTGACATTTTAGCGGCCTGAATCTCAGTCACCCCATTTTTTATATTTTTAAGAAATACTCGATACCAGCCGGGAATTGGTCTCATCCTCTTGTCATCTCCGTGTTCTGTTCTTCTTCATATTCGCCATCTATAATTGATTCATCTGGTTTATCATCGACATCAGACATCAGAGCATCTTGGGATTCATGCACAATAGCCGCCCGGCTCTCCCAGTCTAATGCACTAGTGTGTGTTGACGGAAGTATAGCTACACCAAAGTTACCCTTCACCTCCTGATCGACTTTTATATTATCTCTATATTTATCCGGGTTATTAGCTTTTAGAAGGGTGGTTAACAGGGCATCACTATACTTAACCCTATGCCCAACTATCTCGCCCTGATGGAACACCGGCTCCATAACACCCTCAACAGCTCGCCTGTGTGCCTCATCCTCAAGGATGTCAAAAGCCACACTCTCGGCCACATCCCAAGCCTTGGCAAATTCTTCATCCTTAGCCCTATAGGCTCTTAGCGCGGCAGAGCTTGAGTACCCGGCTATGGACGCCGCCTGATTAACCTGCCCGCACTCTTCCAAGGCTATAAGAAATATCTTTCTCTTTTTCTCAGATACGGTTAGAAGCCTACGTCTTTTGGGTAGTTTGCCTTTCTTTCTGGGGTCCATACCTCTTTTATACCTGTAATTTCGGCCCATGTTAAGTCAAGGTCGCATTTGGGTCAACAGCAGAATCTATAACACCTTGTGTGATAGAAAAGTCATCGCTAAGTATCCCGCGATTTTTAAGCTCTCTAAGGAAATCCACCTGTGACAAGTCGCCATTTTTTCTGGCTTCTGTAAGGGTTCTAAGTTCTGCATCTGATTGACCAGATATTGAGAAGTCAGTAGCAATATCAACAGTGCCCCCTGACTCCAGATTAAGCCATTTTGCAGTAAGGTCAAGAGCCTCATTCATGGACTCGGTGAAACGGACTACCATATCCTGCAATGGACTCATGGCTTCAGAGGAGTCCAATGCTCTGCCGGTGGCGGTCTGATTACCCGTTGCCCGTTTAAGAAACTCTGCGCCGTAGGAGGCCATCTGTTCTTCAAGGTCAGCCAAGTCCTCTTTACCTGAAGCGATAGCCCTTCCAGAGTGTTCTACATAGTAAAACCTTCCGGCAGAATCTTTCGTACCGAGTAATTGCCTCGGTCCAATAACCATTGTATCCCCAGTCTGATCAGCGGCACCTGACACAGCAAGCATAGGAAACCTTGACACTGTAAGGATATTTATCTGGTCTGCTGTTGACTGCCAATGGCGGATGTTCAGATGTGCCAAATCCTCTAATGGGGGTTTACCCTCCATAAGTCCTGATCTGTCAGCATAAAAGGTGACTAGGGGAATCTCATTGAGTCCGGTCTGCCCAGACTCAACCTCTGACCAGACCATCTTCTTGGAGCTTTTGCTCTTCGGGGTGAGTTCCCACACAGAGAAGGTGCCGGGTTCAAGTATGCGTATTCTCTCTACCAACGTCTCTACAAAACCAACTCTCTTTACAAGGGTTTCACGTATCCGAACATGGGTTAACATCTCCTGCCCATTTACCACCTGAGACTCAGCAAATATGACGTTTTCTGGTCTAATCAGGGACCAATATGGCCTGATATTCATTCTCAGGTCATCGGCCTTTGTCCGCTGCTGTCCATTAATAGAATCGGGGATGCTGGGCATATCAATAAGAATATGAGCGAAAGATTTAGATAGTGCTTCTCTGAACCAGTCCCTAGCCATCACTGTGATGCTATCGCCCTGAAGATCGATGTCGTCTGTAATATTTATTATTTCCTGAGGCACATCCTCATTTAGCTTAACCGGGTCTGAGAATGGTTTACCTACCCATGTGCATAAGGTGAGTTCAGTCATGTTGAACAGGGTACACCTATTCAACCTTTCATCGTAGTTGGAGGCACTCTCACTATCATGCCTTGGCAGATATACCTCACCAGAGTCACGCATAGCCTGAGTACCCGCCAAAATGGTATTCATCATATCCCATTTGGGGGCCATCAAGTCCCAAGCCATTGAGGTTGAGGATGGATCACTAGGGTCTTTTTTAAGGGGCAAATGTCTCACTCCGCATTATGTACCGGCAATTTGTTCTTATAGTATCACTAGAAAGCCCTAATTGTCTATCTCTCATCAAAACCCCTTCCTGAACATGCCCATTACTTCCCAAGTAGCCCTATATCTGGTCATATCAAGGCAATTAGAGACGAACACCCCGTTAGAAAGCATAAAATGACCATGGGATGGAACCGTTAGACAGTAAGAATCACTGCTTTCTACGGGCTTTACTCGCACAACTCGTCTATCTATGCCGTACAAACACCGCCCGACCGAACATGATGCCCCCACCATACCGCCTAATCCTGTCATAATTTTATGGTCTGGCGTACATACGAGGGTAGAGCCATCAGAGAAGGTGATTTCCACCATTTCTGTGTCTTTGCGCGTCAGTCTTGCGCCGTAATACGGCATCCACCCGTCTACAGTCATAACCTTGTCGGATTTTCCGACTAGCTTCTTAATCGGGAATACCCCCTCAGAAGTAGGAACAAGAGTGTCTGGATGCAGACAATGGTCCTCATAGTTAGCAGGTATCTCATCCTGATCGGCTTCACTACGGGGAACAGAGGGGGCTAATTCAAGCCAGTGTTTGTTATTTTTACAGATAAACAGTCCGGGCAGCTCCCTTGTGCCGTCTTTTCCCGGTATAGCATTTGACATCAGAGTCCTGAGTTTCTCCCATCCTCTTTTCCTTGACCCTCTGGACTTGTCGGCTCTTTCCCACGTCACCCCAACATCCTCCATATCATCAGATGGACCACGGCCTGTACCAGTGGCAACTTTGGTATATATTTCAGTATCAGCAGGGCCATCGAGTACCCTGCCCCTCACACCAGCGTCATCTTCACGGTCTAAAATCCCCTGAGCTATCTTGGAAGCGGCCATTCTGATACCAGTGTTCTCCTCCCCTGTGGTGCCGTACCACTCCATCCATAATATAAGATCACCCCGGACATTGCCTATGGTTACGCCATCCACAATGATACCCTCACCAGAGGATTCAAGCCACCACCCGACACTAAACGGATGGCTTTGGCCGTGGTCATATGCCCTCGTAATTGTCCATGAGTGTGGTATATCTGACACCGAAATACTGGGTATGACGTGGTATTTATGGTCCCACAGGTCATCAAACATCCCCCCGGAAGTAACGTTCCAGTCCCCCTCTATCCATGCTTTTGCCTGCGCCGGGTTCTTGGCGGCATTTTGAATTATGATCTCATAGTGGGGCTGGATAGATAGCAGAAGAAAGTTCTCACGCAAGGAGCCTCTGATAGCCACCCTTGGCATCTGTCCCGGCAGTTTTAATACCTGCCCATCAGACTGAGGGAGGTCATACCTCTTTTTGACCCAGGAATGGCCAATCCCCGAAGGGTTAGTTGTGGCTCTCACTCTGCTGGGGATGCCCGGTTGTGCTGATCTGCAACAGGATTGCATCAGTTTAAATACTTTATCGTCAGGCCATTGGGTCAGCTCTTCCCATCCCTGCCAGGGGTATTCATGCCCGTGATAGTCGGCATAGTCGTCTTCATCCCGTATATGGCGTATAAGGAGAGCCTCTCCCGTAGGCCACATCGCCATGTACTCGGACTTTGACCTTAGAAACTTCCAGCCGGGGAACATCTTGGGAAAGAACTCTTCCATCTTTTTAACAACGTCATCAAGGTCTTTAAAATGCCGTCTGAACAGTATCCCCCGCCAGGAACTGCCATATCCTTTGCCTACGTCCCTTGCGAAGTCCATAAGAAGGGTTATTGTTTTCCCCGGTCCCCTATTCCCATGGTATAACGCCTCAAATACCGGACACTCCAGAAATAGCATCTGAGAGCCAGGTAGGGGCAAAAAAGCAGGGGAATAAACGTCCCCCTTTTCATCTAATGCGAACGGACGCCAAACGGGGTCGTCCAGAGCTTCCTCTTTACACAACCCCCACCACGCAGCGGGCATACCCATTTCGTCAACATAAACTACTCTTGTTTCAATAGTGTCAGTCAATTAAGAATCTCGTCCATGAACAGGGCTTTAGCCATTTCAATAGTGCTTATAGATTCTAAACCCGACATACCCAACCGGTGCCTGTAGAGGGTAAATCCATATTTATCCTCGTCCCAAGTGTGCCCAAGAACTAGCAGCTTATCAAAAGGAAGCCTCTTGTCATTTTTAACATCGTCAATTATGCTCTGAAGAAATTCTATGACATCCTTCTTGCCTACTTCATCTTCCTTGTTTTCGGCGTTAGCTTTGCTTACAAGGGATATAATATTATCTTTATTTTTCATAAGGAGCCACCCCGTGTTCATATTTCATAAGGAATCATACCAGTGTCTACCATCTTTTATGTTCTCAAATAGCACAGCGGCGTATGTGGGAATGCCTATACAAAGCATTGCGACTAATAGTGGTCTGGCTGAAGGAAAGCCGTTGGTTTGCAGGCACCTCAAGGTTAAAGCCAAGTTTATTAGAAAGTACAGCCACATTGGCAGGAATACAAGGCCAACTATGAGTGACACTATGAATATTGTGATTTCGTCAACATTCTCTATAAATTTATTCATCATCGTTATATCTCCTTGGTTTGCACTATAAAAGTTGTTGACATGCGAGTCAAGATGTTATATTGTTCTCTTGCTGTCACGTTCTACTGATCTATGTCATGTTAAAATCCAACACGGGGCAGCACCTTCTCCTTTTGAAACCCGGTAACTCTCACGTTATCGGGTTTCAGTGCTTTTCAGCCCGTAAAAAAGTACCCCATTCTCCAAGAAGGAAAACAGGGTAAGTTTACGATGACCTTATCATACTGAAGGTATGGGCCATACTCGTCAATTCAATACCTGCACTGCCTGTCAAAATACGATTTGTATATTTTTTCTTAGTGGTATTTCGGTACCATTCCTTCACATCGATTCGTGAATATTTTTACTCTTGTTCTCTGTCCGGGGACACGGGACGGCTATGATTTTGGGTAAAAATATGGTTAAACACCATCTTGCATTACTTGTACTATGATTTCTGGTTAAAATATGGGGAAGTAGATCGGGAGGGGGGACCCAATATGGAATCGCATCCGGGTTTTACTTTGCGAAGGATTATCAATAGCATAAACTGTTGCATAAATGTCACACAATAGCGACAATAATGATTATCAATAGCAGTCATGTATAGACAGGTTTATATGAATGATTATCAATAGCGAAAAGCTGTATAGACAGGTATAGACCGACTCGGGCAACAAAAACTCATGAAAAATTAAAATCATGTCAAGTGAAAAGATTACTTGCATTATATGTACTATGATGTATAAATAATAACAGAAAGCGGGTCTAGACTGATTCGCGTAGGTATAAGAGCCTAACCCCGTATATGGGGGCATCAAGGGGCGCGTTGATGTTTAAAATAGCAGCATAACTTTGAAAAGGAAAAATAAAATGAGCATTTACATTGCAACAGACGAGGCCGGAAAAGGAATCCGGCATATAACCGAATTCGATAGCAGACTAGACCTGTTAATGTATGCTAATAGTGAGATATCTTGCACAGATATATTCATTAGTCAAAAAGCCACAATACCGGATATTCTGGAATCTCTTTACGATCATGGTATAGGATTCGGTCAACGGAGCCATAGACGCATATCCCGGCAAGATGCTATTAAAATGCTAAAAGATCAGCCCTGGATAAAAAATAACACTTTTTTAGGAGATGAATGATGGACACAATCTTTAAATGGGTGGTCACGCTCGGATATTGCGAGCTAGTGATAATCACAATCAGAACAATCTTTAACATTTAAAACAAAGGAGTCGAAAAAATGACGTATCTGATTTAAAATAATCCCTTGAAACTCTGCCCGCTGGTTAACCCCGGCGGGCTTTTTTTTTTATCTCTTTTACTTGATAATGATTATTAGTATCGTTACAAACTATCTCATGCTTCTATTTCCTTTTTAGAATGGTTCTAATAACGATTCTTATCTTGATGATTACCGAATTGTGTCATATTTATCACAGAATCTTTGGTGCGAAGTCAGAATTTCGGGTAAATTTTCAGCCATTTATTGAGGTTTTCTTTGAATTTCGGGTAAATGCACCGAATATTATTTGGTTTTTAACCATATTTTGAAATATTCTTCGGAAGAAATGAATAGAAACTGGTCAAAAAACAGAATATTATGCGGTGTATTGAAGATTTCTTTGAATTTCGGGTAAATTTTCCACATTTTAAACGTTTTTTGAAATATTCTTTGAAATATACGGCTGGAATCGGGTCAAAAAACAGAATATTATGCGGTTTATTGAGGAATTATTTTCGGAATCTAAAAATGACCTCAGATTACTTTCATTTTGAAACTATTTAACTACAAGACTCTTATCCCCATATTATGGTATCATAATACCTATTTATTTTGATGAGACATGATTTTTCCGGGCATTACGGTAATTCGGTACCTTTATACCTGTTTACTTTGATTGTGCTTGTTTTTTCCGGTACATTTTGATTAAACCTTGC